GTCTCAGCGAGGACGAATGTGCCGGCATCGGACACATAAGATCCGGTGGGGGCAGCGCCGTCCTGGTTAAAGGTGCCGGTTGTGTGCCAGTCCTGGGTGGTTCCGGTTCCACCAGAGACGAAGCCATCAAGAGCGCCGGGCATCTGGAAGACGTTTCCGGAGATGAAGGCATTGACGCCGGAGGTCTCGGCAGGACCGCCGAAGACGTGGATGGCGTTGGGGAGGGCATCGACAGCGTCGGTGTAGTTGAAGGGTTGAGATCCGAGAACCTTGTAAAGGACGTTGCCGGCCTCGAGGGAACTGCAGTAGTCAACGTTAGCATCAGGCTGGACAACCCAGATGAGCTCCTTGCAGGGGTGGTTGAAGTTGATCTTGATCTTATTGGAAGAAGATCCGACCGACTCATCACCAGTGTACTGGAGCTGCTCAATGAGGTACTCATGGGGGTTCTGGGCCATCTTTCTGCGCTCGTCAGTATCCAAGAAGATGAAATCAACGTAGATAGAGGCGGCAACAAGAGACTGCTGGTAAGCAGTGGTGACGGACTGAGATCCAGACGCGGCAGTGAGAGACTTAACAGCCCACAAGCACTCACCAATAGGTCTGAAGTCAATGTTGATCTTGACCTCGTGGTATTGGAGGGCAACCAAAGGCAGAGCCAAACCGGGGTTTCGGCAGAACCAGAAGAGGAGGGGGATGTAGAGGGTGGTCTCAGGGAGAGCCTTGCGGGGAGCGCAAACCTGACTGGGTCCGGTGGACGAAGCGCAAGGACCGTTGATGTCGGCGAAGGCAGGGTCGGTAATGTAGGTAAGCTGAGTGGTGTGACCAATCATCTTGTAATAACCTCTCTGCTGCTCAGACGACATAGTGAGCTGGTTCCAGATGTGCATCCAGTCACCATATTGGCGGTCAATTCTCTGGCCTCCAATCTCAATCTCGACCTGGGCGATCAGCTGCTCACCGGGGTAATCCAACCAACGGGCATAGACACCGTTAACGGAGTCCATGGACTGGTTAATCTCGGGGAGAGTAACCTGGACATAGGTGCGGTAAGCCAAATCTCCGTTTCTGGAGATGGTGCACGACACACGGCGACCAAAGTCAGCCTGACCGTTGAAGGTCTGCTCGATGGACTCCATGGCGAAGTTGGTGTGGCGTCTGTAAGACACCTTCCAGTAAGTGATCTCGGGGTTTCCTGTAAGGAAAATATCTTGGGCGCCGTAGGCGACTAACTGTAAAAGAGCTCCTCCCATTGTTTTTATATATTCCTAAAATATAATTTTTTCTAAAGTTGGCCGCAGAATCTTCGCAATAAAACGCGGTCAAAAATACCAATCATCTAGAACGCCTCTACATTCATCTAGGAAAAAATCAAAAACAAAATACAGAATATAATACTACACTATAATCTTATACAGCAAATTTGATTACTGTTATTCTGGGGTTATGTCCCGACTTTTATATCTTTAGGACATATATGCCGACGCTTTGTAAATATGAAAACTGTAGGACGCGGTCTAAAATGGGGGGCGTCTATTGTTCGGCCCACGCCGACATTATAAAATCGGAGTTATCTCGCACAAAATGTAGAGGCGATGGATGTTCCTCTAAACCTGGTTCTAAAAACTTTAAAGGATATTGCGCCAATTGTTATATCCGAATTTTTGAAGACGACCCACTCACCTTTCAAACCCGCTGTAAAACCAAAGAAATAGCAATCAACGAATTTATTCATTGCTATTTTGACGGATTTGCGCATCCGGCACCCCTGTGGTTTGAGACAACCCGCATAGACAATCGTATATGTATTGATAATACGACCCTGTGTATAGAGGTGACTGAAAACCAGTCGGATCCGCCACCGCGTGTCGATGATCAGAAACTCATTTTTATCCGATTCAATCCCGGCAAATACCAGGTTAAAACGCGGTCATACAATCCAATGCTATATACACGACTCCCTCTTTTGGAAAAAGAAATAAATCATCAAATAAATAGGGTATTACAAAAAGAGAATCTAGAGGCTATAGAAATATTCACACTTTTCTTTGATTCGACATAATATGAGACAAGTCAAAATTGCGCCCTATGAATTTATCTAAATACTCGTCCGTATAAACGTCCTTTTTCCCCTCGTGCGGTTTCAAAAACACATACTGGTCGCCGTTTTTCTTCACGTCCCAGCCGTCCTCGATTGAATTGTATATGAAAATCATTTTTTGAAATGTCTTCATGTCTATGTTTATTTTGCTTAAATCCATCATTTACAATGGCGACCCATTTTTTTACCCCCATCATTTACGTATTTTTTACAGGTGCGTTTGAATTTTGACTTTTAATCAGGGAAAACGACTTTGTAAATAAAGATAAAATATACCTAATATATTATTTAGGAATGAATACCCAAGACCCACTTTTGCAAGAAGACAGCGCTCGCTACGTGATGTTCCCAATCAAAGACCAGGACATATGGAAGATGTATAAGAAGCAGGTTGATAGTTTCTGGCGCGCCGAAGAAATCGACGTCTCCAAAGACCTAGGTGACTGGACTAAGATGAATGAGGACGAGAAATATTTCATATCGATGGTGTTGGCCTTTTTTGCGGCAAGTGATGGAATCGTAATGGAGAATTTGGCGACGCGATTTATGAGCGATGTCCAGCTGGCGGAAGCGCGGGCTTTTTATGGGTTCCAGATTGCTATGGAAAACATTCATTCCGAAATGTACAGTATTTTAATTGAGACCTATATTCGCAACAATGATCAGAAGACCAAGTTGTTCCAGGCCATCAACAATTTTCCCTGTATTGCCAAGAAGGCAAATTGGGCGCGTAAATGGATCGGATATGGGACAGACGCACAATCGGCGGAGACGTTCGCGACGCGATTGGTTGCGTTTGCCTGTGTAGAGGGAATCTTTTTCAGCAGCAGTTTTGCCTCTATTTATTGGATTAAGAAGCGAGGACTTATGCCGGGCCTCACCTTGTCAAATGAATTTATTAGTCGTGATGAGGCGCTACATACGGAGTTTGCGATTATGATTTATTCAAAATTGCAGACAAGATTGTCCAAAGAGCGTATTATGGAAATCATACGTGAGGCAGTGGAAATTGAGAAGGAGTTTATTACGGAGGCGCTGCCGTGCCGCCTTATTGGTATGAATGCGAATATGATGGTTCAGTATATTCAATTTGTGGGCGACCGATTGTGTCTTCAACTTGGAATCGACAAGATTTACGGAAGTGCGAACCCTCTTGATTTCATGGAATTAATAAGTATTGATTCTAAATCTAATTTCTTTGAGCGCACAGTAAGTGAATATGCGCTTGCAAATAAAGAAAATAAGCAAGATGCGTTTTTGCTTACGTGTGAGTTCTAATAAAAAATAAGAGTATTTCTTTTCATGTTATATCTTCTGGTTTCCAATTTTGGACTGACTATTTGCGAAGGGACTGACTATTTGCGAAGGGACTTGTATCGCCGCAAAAATCAACGGATGAAATCGTTCAATAACAAAACCCTCGATTGGATTTATATTTTTTTCTAAAATTTCAACAATTTTTAGATAAAACTCTTTTGGACGTTGTAATATTCGGTCTTTCGAAACTATAAACTGTGCGCCAGCTCCAAATACAATTTTGAGATCAGTTTTATTCTCTTTGAATATTTGCATATATACAGCCTGTAATGGAATTCCGGAATGATGGGGACATCCGTTTAAATTACAATCTAATACGGATTCGCTTAAAAACTCAAAATCAATTTTCAAATTGGGATTATTGATATATTGCTGTAAATTACGTATAATATTGGGCGAATGATCAAATGGTCTCCCTTGTAAGAATATGGTGTAATTATCTAAATTATAATAATTGTCGCAAATATATTTGTAATATGTATGCCCCTCTCGTCCAACATTGCTTAGTTGTATTTCATTAGAACCATTAGGTAATGGATCTCCTTTATTGTAAATTACTACGTTTTCAAATTGGCGAGTCCAATCTATATTTTCATTATATCGTGCTACAATAATTTTCATTATATACATAAATATTGTATTTTGTTTTATTGTGCGCCAATCACTTAAGTGCGCCAATCACTTAAGTGCGCCAATCACTTAAGTGCTACAATCACTTGTGGAATTATGGCGATTTTCTGGTCTTGCGACAAATCACTGTACCCCCCCTGTTGATATCCCAGATATTGATTAAACATATACCATTTAGACTTCGGCATAAGCGATTTCCACAAAATATCATTTTGATAAACCCAATGTTGTTTTGTATAGTAGAGGTTATCCACATTTTCCTTAAAAAGCAAGCTGATCGGCATCATCATATTACGATTCACCAAATATGCCGCGCCATTCCCCGACGACGAAACCCGCGAAATAATATCGTTCGTATATTCACTCACCTGCGCCGCACACGTGGTAAGCATAATAACGTCCCACTCAAATCCCGCATCTACCATTTTGAAAAACTCACCAATGTCTCCAACGACCTTATCGATGTCTTCAATAAAAATAAAATCATCCTCTAATATTAATACGTTTTGATACCCCATATTGTAGGCCATTTCGAGCGCATTGGCGTGGCTAAGCAAACAGCCGCTATTGGGACAACCGTGATAACTACATGCGGGAAACCGGGTAATCGCGTCAGGTTGGGCGCCGAACCGGGTAAGTTCAGACTCGATTGTTTTCCGGCGA